CTTAAGAACCTGTTCAGCAATACTAAGGATACTTTGGTTTTCTCCAATAGCACCTGTTCCATCTATTCTTTGCTGACTATCAATATAGTATCTTATGTAAGTCATAGACACTGTGCATTTTAAAAGACTAGAAGAGTCATAAGATACCGGGATAGAGTTGATGCTAATGGGATATGCTTTTACAAATCCATATGTCAGTGAACTAGCAGGTCGCCCTCTTCGGAATGCTTCCTCGCTAGAAGAGGCACTAGGAGAACTTCTCTCAAACTTAACGATCTTTAGACCATCAACGGCATAGTCATCTCTATACTTTGCTCTGTAATAAGAAGAGGAGGATCTGGTGCCACCATCATTGTCGCCACCATCATCAAATCCAACAATCCAATCTATCCATGCCTCAAAAAATCTGATAGGCATATAGTTCGCATCATCAACATAAAATGTAAAGTCAAGTCTATCATCAAAGATTCTTCTATATGCGTGTCTCTCAGTAACACCAGTGTGATCATTATTGAGTTCTAATGTAGCAATATTGGAACCCGGTAAAGACACTTCACTACACATTATATTAATTTGGTCTTGTTCATATAAGACACCAAATTTTTGTAGTTGTTCGGATCCACCTTGAGTTCCTCCTGCTTTGAAGGGACTATCCATTGCAATCTCAAAGTGAGATGTTAATGCTGGGCGGAGCAGAGTTCTTTTTAGATCTGCTACATTCTTTGCAGAAGCCATTTATAAATAATTTTTGACCTTATATATTATGTATGGGAGAAAGCATCAAGAGTAAATATCAACCTTCATATCCTAAAAAATATAAGGGTGATTCTAGCAATATTATTTGCAGAAGCAGTTGGGAAAGAAAATTTTGTCGATGGTGTGATCTTAATGAAAGTATTTTGGAGTGGGGTAGTGAGGAATTTTGGATTCCATACCTGTCACCTGTAGACAATAGAGTTCATCGATATTTTCCTGACTTTATTATAAAGGTAAAAGAGAGTTCTGGTCAAGTCAAAACATATGTGGTCGAAGTAAAACCCAAAAAACAAACAAGACCGCCAAAGAAACCAAAGAGACAAACCAAATCATACATTTATGAGTGCAAAACTTATGCGGTCAACCAAGCAAAATGGAAGGCAGCAACTGAGTTTTGTAAAGATCATCTGATAGAATTTAAAGTAATCACCGAAGAAGAATTAGGAATCAAATGAATCGTTTCGAGGATAATCAAATTAATAACGAAACGAATAACCCAGATGTGATGATGACGGAGATTAAGAATCTTCTGAGTGATACTGTCGCACCAATTCCTGATGTTGGAATGCTCTGCACATTTGAATATAATGCAAAGACACCGAATATATCTTTTGATCAATATCCATTGGTCGCAGTAACAGGTATTTTCCCTTGGGGATTTCGTGGACTTAACTTTCACTGGGGAGAAGCTCGTCAATATACTTGGGGAGAAATGGTAAGTCAAGTTTATATCGTACAACAAAATGAACTAGATGACTTACTTGCAATTCCATATGCAAAAATCATAACTAAATAAATAAAAACCTTTGTCTAATGGCAGCAGGACAGACAGCAACAAGCAAAATTGGAACAGTAAAGATTGGTTCTGGCACTAGTGCCAAGAAAAAGTTCATTGCCACAAAGGTGACTCAGAGTGCAGACACAAAAGGCGATCCAACTTTTACGAAAGAAATTATAAGATACATCAATGCTAAGGGAGAGAGTGGTGTCACAATTGGCACACAAAATCCAGGAGAGACCTTGATATCTCCATCTTCCGATGCAGACTCCACTGATAAAATAGGTTTAGGAAAAGGTGGTGCTTTTATAAAACTATCCATAACTCAAATGGAATCTATTAAGGATAGTTTTGGATTAGATGGTAGTGGAAAAAATTTGTATAACTCTGCTAATGGTAAATCTGGACAAGCGTTGGTAAGTGCTGAACCAGAAAAAGATTCTAGAGCATCTGGTGGAGCATCACCTTGGATTAGAAGGTCCCTGCCAAGTCAAGGATCATCTGGTGCTGGGAATGGTCCTCAAACTAGAGTAGATTTTCCTAAAGATTTAAAATATCCAGTTGATATTGGAACTACATCACAGGATGTAATTAAATTTGATATGTTAAAGTATGAACCTAAAAAAACATCGGGAGGTGGTGTTGGTTTTGGTGATAGGTCTGCTACTGATGGCAGAATTATTGGAACATGTTTCCTACCAATTCCAGCAGGTATTCAAGATCAATCATCGGTTAGTTTTGAAGATAACACACTAAACGCACTGCAGGCAGCTGCTGCTGTATCTGCAATGAAATTACTAACAGAAACTCCTGGAGCTGGATTTCAAGAGGCAGGTAGACAACTTTCGTCAATGGCTAATGATCCTGGTGCTAAAGAAGCTCTTGCTGCTTTTTTTACTGAGCAAGCGGTTGGTGCTTCTGGTCTCATAACAAGATCTACTGGGCAGATTTTAAATCCAAACATGGAGTTGCTATTCAAAGGTCCAACACTGAGAACATTTAATTTTGCATTTACAATGTCTGCTCGCAATCAGGATGAGGGTGATGAGATTATTAGAATACTTCGTTTCTTTAAACAAGGTTCAGCAGTTCAAAAATCCGATTCTAATCTGTTCCTAAAATCACCGCATACGTTTAAACTTAAGTATCTGCACAGAGGAAAAGGTGGTGAGGAAAATAAAGCTATAGGAAAAGTAAAAGAATGTTTCTGTACTAGTGTGCAGGTTGGATATACACCTCATGGTCAGTATGCAACTTTCCCTGACGGAAGAATGGCATCCTACTCTTTAACCTTAGGATTTAAAGAACTTGAGCCAGTCTTTAATAGTGATTACGCTGATGATAGTGATCAATCAATAGGTTTCTAAGATGTCAAATTACTTTAGTCGTTTACCAGATTTTGAATATGTAAGCAGACTTCCAGATGCGAAGATCTCTGATTATATTCGCGTCAAGAATTTATTTAAGAAAGGAGTATTGAGAGAGGATATCTTTCAAGACTTAGCATTCTTCACTAAGTATGATATCAGAGGAAATGATAGACCTGATAATGTTTCTTTTGATGTGTATGGGAGATCTAACTTGGATTGGTTAGTTCTAACTGCGAATAACATTATTAATGTTCAAACAGAATGGCCAATGTCTCAAGCAGACTTTGATCGATATCTATTAGATAAGTATGGGACATATGAAAAAATGAATGCCACTCACCATCACGAGACTATAGAGATTAAGAATACTGATGGGGTGACTATTGTTGCTGCTGGATTAAGAGTGGAGTCTGATTTCTCTGTAAATTATTTTGACCATAAACTACAGCAAGTTGTTACTGCAAATTCTATTACAACAGAAGTAACTAACTATCAGTATGAAGAAAAACTAGAGAACGAAAAGAGACATATATTCATTCTTAAACCATTCTATCTAAATGTTGTGCTTGATGATTTAGAAGAAATGATGTTATACGAAAAGGGTTCCACTCAGTATCAGAGTGAAACCCTTAAGCGTGCTGATAATATCAGACTTTACGGTTAATTATTCTTCTGCCAGTTTCTGGAAGTAAGATAGAGCATCATCTTCATCTGAGTCGGCAGACTTGGTTGGAGTGATGTCTGGTGCATTGAAGTCTGCTGCAGGAGCTTTGCTAGACTCAAAGTTGGGAGTGAAAGAACCGCGACCTTCACTTTCATCTTCCAGTTCTTCATCCACAGGACGACGGGAAGACTTCTTACCCAGAACCAACTGTAGACGATTGTCCAGTTGCTCATAGGTCTTGAACTGATCTGATGCTACCAGGGCAGCAAGAGAATATTGCTTCTTCCAGATGGTCTCCAGGGCATCATCATCATCTAGAAGAGGAGTGACGTTACCAAACTCAGAAGCATCATAGTTCCAATAACCATCTTTCTTCTTCAGTTTCAGTTTGAAGTTAGCACCACCCCAGAAGTCAAAGGGATTGATTGGAGTCTCATCCTCAAACTCAGGTTGCATTGCTTCCATGATCTTATCAAAGATCTTCTTACCAAACTTGTAAAGGAAGACTTTACCTTCATTTTGTGGGTTTGCTTTGTCCTGCACAACATAGATGTTGGCATAGTAGGACAACTTACGCTTTTGCTTACGAACAGTGTCCTTATCAGAATCGAGACCGCTGTTCCACAATTCGCGATTATATTCTGACAGGGGATCCTTCTGACCCAAAGTGGTCAGGGAATTTTCAATGTACCATCCACCAGGACCTTGGAAGGCATGGGAGTACATCTTTGCCCAGGGAAGTTCTTCTCCCTCAGGGGCAGGAAGGAAACGGATAACTGCATATCCATTACCGGTTTTATCCATTTCTGGTTTCCAGAGACGGTCATCACCACCACCGGAAGTATTGTTCATCTTCTCAACTTCTTTTACCAATTTAGAAGTAAGAGATCCCAGAGAGGATTGCTTTTTAAGGTCTGAAAAAGACATAGGATTACCTTGGATTAATTAGATTTGGCTTGTGTGTACCTTGTTATTCTACAGGTCAGAACCCCTAGAGTCAACCTGTTTTTTCATAATGTCAAGCATGGAATTCATGTTGTTAAACACAACATTCATGTCAACACTAGGAGGAAGTCCCATTTCACGAGCAGAACTTAGCATATCATGCCTCATCTGTTTTGCTTCTGGGTCATCAGATAGACTCAGACGAGTCCATATGATCTGTTGCTTTTCAATCAGTTTCTCTAAGAGACTGATATGATGCAGTTTGTCCTCATTGGACATAGCAGGGAATTGAAACACACTAGAATAAACTTCTTCCTGAAGTTCTTGTACTTCAGCAAGTTCAGCACGAA